AAAAACCCGGACAAGCTGCATAGCCCCGGTCGGCGCATCCGTACTGCAAAAACCTTTGTCCGTCATCCCGGCGGGTAGCAAGCCATTTAACTGCAAACGCAAAGGGAGACATTGATATGTCTACACAAATCACCACCGCGTTTTCCCAGCAGTTTAGCACCAACGTACAGCTGCTTTCTCAGCAGATGGGGTCGATCCTACGGGGCGGCGTCGAAGAGGAATCAGTGGTCGGAGAAAAGGCTTTTTTCGATCAGGTTGGCTCGGCTGCGGCGGTAAATTTTGCCTAGATCGAGCGAAAGTTTGTTCTGAAAATCTGTCAAATTCGGGGAAGGCTGTAAAATGCTAATCCCGAGCGAAGCCCGAAAGGGAACGTGTAGAGACTAGACGGCAGACCCCTAACAATTCGGTTGAGGGTGAAGGGATAGTCCAGACTCCAAACAGCGAAAGCTGGCGGTGAAAACCGTAGCGGGTACGAAAACGCACATCTCGCCATCAGGATACCCCGATGGTTGATACACCACATAGCCGCCGCATGGTGACTATGGAAGCCTATGAATGGGCTGATCTCATTGATGACGCTGACAAAGTCCAAATGCTTATCGACCCAACAAGCACATATGCCCGTGCGGCAGCTGCTGCTATGGGTCGTGCTATGGATGATGCGATCATTGAGGCAGCAATAGGCACATCTCTGACCGGCAAAGCTGGTGCAACAAGCACAACAATGCTTGCAGCAAACCAGATTGCTGACGGATCAGCTGATCTGACTGTGGCGAAACTAATCTCGGCCAAGAAGTTACTTGACCTGGGTTCAGTTGACCCATCAATTCCACGGCACATTGCTGTGGGGCCAGACCAAATCGAGGCGTTGTTAAACACCACCTCTGTAACAAGCTCTGACTTTAACACAGTCAAAGCCCTGGTGCAGGGTGAGGTTAACACATTCATGGGCTTTCAGTTCCATGTGTCTACTCGCCTTTCAAAATCTGGCAACATTCGTAGCTGTTTCGCTTGGGCTCAAGATGGCCTCAAGCTGGCAGTCGGCAAAGACGTTCAATCTCGCATCGATGAGAGAGCTGACAAGTCTTATTCCACACAGGTTTATTATTGCGCCCAGTTTGGTGCGACCCGTATGGAAGAGGCCAAAGTGATCCAAATCGATTGCGATGAGTCAGCATAAGGGAGCTAGTCATGACAACTAAAAACTCAGACTTGGTTGCAAACTTTGAAGCTAGCCCCCAGGTGTTTAACGATGCGGCACTGCTTGGCGGTGAACTGCGTGTCGCACAAGGCACCATCGAGCTAGTGGCTGGTGATAGCACAGACAATGATATTGTCATGCTGGCGCCAGTTCCAAGCCATGCAACTCTCCCGCAGATTTTTATCGGCACCGATACATTCGGCGGGTCTTGTACGTTCAACGTGGGTCTATACCTGGCAGACGGCACTGTGAAAGACGAGGATGTCTTTGCAACATCAGTGGCTGACGCTGCGGGAATGGCTGACGTGCGCTTTGAGGCAGCAAATATCGATACTGCTGGCAAAAAAGTGTTTGAACTAGCGGGTGATACGACTGACCCTGGCGGGTACTACTATGTGGCGGTGACTTTCAACGCCACTGGTGGCACTGCTGGAACCATGTCGTTTCTAATCCACTACGTTGTGAACTAAAATAAAAAGAACCGCCCCCACCGGGGCGGTTCTAGTTTTATGGTATGGTGACCGTCCAAGCGCCGTCATCCTCTTTGCAGATGTCACCCGGACAGCAATACCCAAAATCGAAGCCTTGTCGTGCTAGATCAATGGCTTCTAAATCGGCAATGGCTGATACCACTTTTGCTTCTTCTTCAGTTGCGTAAGTGTACCAACTTACTTTGCACCCAACCTCAAACCGGACTGGCTCGGGGTAAGTGCGGTTGTTCCATTTCACTGACATGGTTTGTCTCCTTTTTACTATGTCAAACAGCGTTAAGTTGTTTCTTAACAACAATTTAGTATAGCATACTTGACGTTATAAGTCAAGTTATGTTTTTAAGGTGTTTTTTATAAAGGATTTTTAAATGGCATCTGTTGTTGATATCTGTAACAGCGCACTTAATCAGATCGGCGCGTCAAATATTATTGCGCTTACTGAGGACAGCAAGGCGGCACGGCTGTGCAACCAGCGCTATGACTTTGTGCGAGATGCAACATTCCGGGCTCACCCCTGGAACAGCCTGACCACCCGAGTGGCTCTGGCACCAGATACCGCCACCCCGGTTTTTGAATTTACACAGCAATTCACATTGCCGACTGACCCGTTTTGTTTGCGTGTGTTGGGTCTGAGCGATGCCAATATCCTGTACCGGGTAGAGGGACGCAAACTGTTGTGCAACGAAAGCACAATCCAGATGATATACATAGCGCGTGTTACTGACGTGAACGAGTATGACACGCTGCTAATCGAAACACTGGCAGCTGCGCTGGCCGCAGACCTTGCCTATCCGCTGGTCGGATCATCAGCGCTTGGCGCCAATATGTATAGCCTATATCAAACCAAACTGACCGAAGCCCGGTTTGTGGATGCCACTGAGGACAATCAGATCAACACCTCTGTCGTCACTGAGAGCCGGCAAGTCGCCGCTGATACCTTTATCAACGCGAGGTTCTAATGGCCAAAGCGTCGCCAGCCTTTACTAATTTTACAGCCGGTGAGCTGAGCCCGAGGCTTGATGGCCGCACCGATCTGCAAAAATATTTCAATGGCTGTAAGAAACTACAGAATTTTATTGTGCATCCGCATGGCGGTGCCAGCCGGCGCCCCGGCACTATCTTTGTGCGTGAGGTCAAGAACAGCGCCCATAATGTGCGCCTGATCCCGTTTGAGTTTAACGTCGAGCAAACCTATATTCTGGAGTTTGGCGATCAGTATTTTAGGATTCACAAAGATGGTGGCACAGTTGTCGATGGCAGTAGCAATCCTGTAGAGGTCACTACACCTTACGCGCACACTGATCTTGCCAAAATAAAATTTACGCAAAGCGCTGACGTTATGTATGTGGCGCACCCTGACTTTTCGCCGCGCAAGATTACCAGAACCAGCCACACAGCCTGGACGATTGCAGAGGTTGATTTTCTGCGTGGGCCGTTCCAAGACGAGAACACAAGCACCACCACGCTAGTCGCGTCAGGCCGCACCGGCACTGTCAATGTAACCGCCAGCACCAGTACATTTGTTAGCACCGACGTTGGCCGGCTGATCAAAGTGCATGATGGTGTGACCAAGATTACCGGCTTTACCAGCGCCACTGTGGTTGCAACAGCCGTGCAGACCAACGCTGATGGCCGGGCAGAGCTAATGCCCAGCTACACCGCGACCACAATATCAGCCCATGAGGGCGACCCGTCATCAACCGGCCTGGAACACAATGACCGCTATCAGGACACAGCCGGGCAGTTTGTTGCTCAAGGCTTTAAGGTTGGGCAAAAGGTCACCGTCACCGGATTTACAACAAGCAACAACAATGAAACGTCAGCAATTATAGTAAAAGTGACGGAAGATACGTTGTTGCTTGCGCCGAGCGCTGATCTTACAGATGAAGCTGCCGGCGACAGCGTGACAATTTCTGGAGATCTAACAGCGACAACAGAGTTTTCGCTTGGCGCGTTTTCAACGACTACCGGCTTTCCATCAGCCGTCGCGTTCTACGAACAGCGCCTGGTGTTTGCATCAACCACGCAACAACCGCAGACATTGTTTTTCTCAGTTGGCGGCAGCTTTGAGGATTTTGCTGACGGCACCGACGCTGATGACGCGCTGACCTACACATTAGGATCGAACCAGGTCAACATCATTAGATATCTACAGGCTGGCCGTGTGCTGCTGGTTGGAACATCCGGCGGTGAGTTTGTGGTCACAAGCTCGGAAGACGCCCCTCTGAGCCCCACAAACGCCGTTGTGAAGCGTCAGGCCACATATGGGTCGGCAGACATCCAACCCGTACAGGTGGCCAACGTGACGCTGTTTGTGCAGCGCGCAAAGCGTAAACTGCGTGAGCTGGTGTTCGATCTCAATACAGATAGCTATCAGGCGCCCGATCTGACGCTATTGGCAGTCCCT